TTTTTTTTTTTGAAACAAATGATAAACGCCAAAAGATGTCTAGCGAAATAAATACTAGTATAAGAAGAGCAGCATAAGCTGTCGATTAAGGAGCTAGTATGGACGAAATCTTCAAAGTACTCGAAGATATTTCTTTACCAATGTTGGTAGTGCTTCTCAGTGATTTGTTTATACTAGCGATTTTTGGGGTTGTAGTTACTAGAATATCTGCTCATTCTTTTAAAGAAATATCCAATTCGGTTGATTTATTAGATGAATGTGTTAAAACAATCGGCGATGAATTAGATGATGTAGCAGAAGCTATCCATGATCTTAAAGACCATCAATAATCTATAACGTTATTACTCTGTTTTATTAATTCTGCCAAGTATTTCTTCGTAGAATGAGTCTAGTTCGCCGCCAAATTGTCCCATTAAGTGTTCAGCAATGTCCTGCACAAGGGTATAATTTTTTTCTTTGTACGCTTTGAGAAAACCTTCGTGTAGTTCTATGTATACATCAAGTTTCATTAATCCATCAACACCAATCTTGTCGGCTGGTACCACACACCAGCAACTAAACATTTCACCGTTAACAGGAAATGTTTCTAATTCCAATACAGTATGTTTCTTTTTAAGATCGTCGACTACATTTTTATCCCATACGATTTGCATACGTTCTCTTTTCTAATTTTAATGCTCGATAAATTTCTTGTACACCTTGTGCTTGGCTAATACAATCTTCCAGTGCATTGTGCAATCCAGCTTTGCCTTTTTCACGTGGGTCACCGTGTACACCAAATAGTGTACGACTATCACGGATTTGCCAAAACTGCCACGGCGTTGGCCAACCACATTGACGATAGATGTTTTCTAGAATAACAATATCAAATGCAGGACCTTGACACCAAATGTTCTCTACACCTACAGTAAATTTATTTAACTGCTTGTACATTGATTCTAGACTAATTCGGCCTTCTGTACCTAATGCTTCTTCACGGACATCTTCGGCTTGCCTGCCCCACCATTCTAGTGTGTCGGCTTGCACTTCACGTCCTAATGCTAACTGTTCGTCAACATCAATTCTGAAGTATAGGCTATCGCCAAACTTGTCCGGGGTAAATGGATCAAACTTAACTGCACCCAATGTTAAGATTGCACAATCTGGACGTGTGCCNAANGATTCTAAGTCGAGCATTATATCCACAATTTATCCTTGCTTTAAGATTTTAAGGGATTCGGATTCCACTACACGTCTGCGTAGTCCTGAGCTGGAGAATGAATGATCACGACCATTATATACAAGTTCTATTCCGCGACGCATACATTCCATTTTTCCTGAGAATTCTGTAAGTTCGTATTCAACACCCAAAACGCGAACATCGATTGGGAGGATTAGTAATAAATCAATTAAGTCTTGTTCTGTTTCATAAACAACAACTTCGTCCACATAACGACAGGCAGCTAATTGAATTTGTCGTTCTACAATGCTTTGAACTGGTTTGTTTTTGGTATCTGCACGATCAATAGTGGGATCAGTCTGTAAACCGGCAATTAAATAATCGCAATGATTCTTTGCTTCAGACAACATAGAAATATGGCCAGCGTGTGGTCCTAAATCAAATGTACTAAATGTAATTCCGATTCTTTTGCCTTGTTCTTTTAATTCTCTTATTTTATTGAAGATCATTTTTGTATACTATTGATATTTTTTGTTGTTTTACCATTGTGTAAAATGTTGCCCTATGTTTTATTCCTAATCCAACCATAGCATCTTTAATTGATGGATATTCTATGTTGTTTATTATAACAGGTTTATATTTTTGTGTAAAGGGTTTCCCTTTCCGTTTTGCGGATGCTTCTGCATGAGCTTTTTTCCATTCTGCAGATTTTGTATAATTTTTATTTGATGCTTTTATTTTTTCTATTGTTTCAGGGGTGTGTTTGTGCCCAGTATGTCCGTTGGATTTTCCTTTTTTGGCATTACTTATTTTTTTTGAACGAATTGCTTTTTCTTCTTCGGTTAATGAGGCATGCCAGTTTGTTAATCCAATATTACGTTGATTAATTATGTTGTCTTTATCGGGATGATTTAATATAGTATTTCCGCCTGTGCCACCACCTGCAATATTATATAAATCACTTAGTGATTCGTATAAAGAAATAGTATCTATCTCAAGTTGGTTTAACTCATTGACTGTTTTAGCCCAATGTAATATTTCTACTTTGAAGTTTTCTTTGCCGTATTTTTTAATAGCAGATTGTAATGCTATCCCAGACCCATAATAATTATTATCAAAAATAGGTTTTGTTCTTTTGCCGATATAGCAACGATTGTTAATTAAGTTAATTGTTTTATAAATGTAGCCGATATACATAAGTATTCTCCTTATGTTTATTTACCACCTTTTGTCAGTTTAACCTATTAATCATGAGTCTTGTTCTACTTTAACTTGTAGTGGGAAGCCGTTATTACGAGCAAGCAAGGTAACTTCGATACCTTTTTGTTCGGCAATTTCGTAAGGGAATACTGCTACAACTGCACTACCTTCTTCGTGTACTTTCATTGTAATTGATTCAGCAGCGCCTTCGTCATAATGAAAGATTGCTTTAAGTGTTTCAACTACAAACTCTTGTGTAGTTTGTTCATCGTTGATATAGATAACACGATATTGTGGCGGTTCCGGGATATTGGATTTGATTTCAATTTGTGGACGTACTGTTGCTTCGGTTTTGGTTTTTGCCATTGAATCGCTCATAATTATTTTTTTTTCAGTATAAAGGGGTAAGTTAATTCCTACCCCTTTATTATACAACATTGTTACTTATTTTGCAAATGTTATGGCAATTTTTTTAGCCTTTTGTTCTTCCGGAACTAACATTTCTAAAGCAATACTAAGTATACCATTTTGAACAGTAGCGCCACATACTTCGATATTTTCCGCTAATGGGAAAGTACGAGTAAAGTCACGATTGCTAATACCTTTGTGCAGGTATTCTGGTGCTACTTCTGGTGTAGGCTTAACTTGTTCGCCTTTGACAGTTAACACGTTTTCTTTTAGCTCAACATCGATTTCGTCTTCAGCAAACCCCGCAACAGCAACTTCAATGACGTAATGAGTGTCATCTAGTTTAACTACATTATGTGGGGGGTAATTGTCTTGACGACTTGAGAATTGTTTGTTTAGCTGTTCAAAAATTTGATCAAAGCCGATTGTTTGGCGATGAATCTGGTTAACGAACGTAGGTAAATCAAGAGTATGGATTTGTAATTGTGTCATTTGTTTTCTCCTTTTTAAGCAAGATGACTATAAATTGTAGACCCGACTATTCGGCATCTACATAAGTATTTATACACAATATTATACATAATGTTAAAATGAAGGGCAATACATATGACGTTCAATTCTGAATATTTTTTTGAATTAATTAGTAATCAAACATTAACCAAACCAGACATTGTACAATTACGTCCGTATGCATTATCATGCTTAACTCGTACTCCACGATTGCCTCGTGCTATTAATTTTATAGAGTTACTCAAACAACCGTGGGTTAATCGTTGTAAAATTAGCTTCGATACTATCCCCAAAAGATTTGAACAATTAATAACCTGTAGTTGGAGAGATTTACAACAACAGATGCCCACAGAAGAATTTGAGATAGTAAAAGCAAACTCGCCGAGATATATAGATATTCCTGGTGAGCCCGAAGTAGACAATTGGTATTACACTAGCAATGCCAGCTTAGTGCATAGCCAATGCTATATAGATTATGTTGTTGAAAGTACTACTGATATGGAATTTATCAGTGAAAAAGCGTGGAAGCCAATGTTTTCTGGGCAACTATTTGTCATACTTGGCCCAGTGGGAATTATTAATTATCTTAATAGCGTTGGGATAGATACATTCAACGATATTATAGATCATTCATATGATCAAGAACCTGATGTGCGTAAAAAAATTACAATGATTATTCAGACATTAGATGATCTAATGTCACAAGATTTAGATCAATTATGGAATTTAACTTATAATCGTAGATTAAAAAACTTAGAACTAATGTATAGTCCCGAGTTTCGTAATCTAATTAAGCAATAAATTAATAAAGTTTTTTTGGAAGTGATTCAGAAGCTAACTTTTTGCGCCAGCGGTTCTTGGCTGCTGCTTTAGCTTTCTTACGTGCAGTAGTTGGTTTTTCGTAGGTTTCGCGTTCTTTAAGTTCACGAAGTAAGCCCGATTCTAGGACTTTCTTTTTGAATTTACGTAGTGCTTTCTCTACTGGTTCACCTTCACGTAAGGTAACGGTATTGCCTTTACATAGATTCGCTATGTCGTTCTTTGGATAATATGCCATATGTTTTATTTAGTTGGGTTATTACTTCTTTAAAAATTCTTCAATTTGACTGCGCTCTAAATCCGTTAATTCATCTGTATCATAACGTCCGGCTGCAATTTCATCTACTAGATGTTTAATATACAGCTCATCGTAAGCATACAGGTCTGTGCTATCTTTGTCAATCTCTATCCACTTAGTATCGTTAAATTTGAACAAACGATTTGGTAAGTAGTCTGTACGTAAATAAACATCACCTCTTTGTGGATTAGTTGGGAATGTGTTGCCAAACCCACTAGTACTTGCTTTGCCTAATTCTACTACATTGTTATCTGCTTGTGCTGAGATTGGTATCATTACCCCGCGGTTACGACCTGGTGCTGCTTCACGTGGCAGTTCTGAACGAACAGGTGGTTCAACATAATCGCCGGGGCGTTCATCCATTGATGTATTGTAGTTAGATTCCGGATATGCAATACGTGTAATTAGTACGGGTTCTTTAACTGATTCTACTTCCTCTATTAAATTCTGTTGCGGAACATACGGACTATAATCACCTTCGTGATATGTTTCTTCTTTAGGTTTACCAAATATACTAGACATTGGAAAGGAAAAGCCTGTCCATCTTGGTTTAATTACTGGTAATTCTTCGTCGGGTTCTGGATCGGCTATATGGCCATCTGAGTAATCGGTAAAGTCGGGAATTTCTTCACGTTCGAATACCGGTTCAAGTTCTTCAACATTTACAAAAGTAGAATCTGTCGCAGAGGTATCTGGGGTTTTTATTTCCTCTGTCCATACTATGGTAGCTGGATCTTCTACGATTTCTTCTTCGGGTTTGCGATTCCATGCAAAAGTCATTTGTGCGGCTAGCAACATAATAACTGCTAGCGGATCAAATACAACAACAATCATTATGATGATCCATGTTACTGCCTTTTCTAACATACTAGCATCAGGTGCAACACCATAGATAAATGCCGCAATGTATTTGATAGGTCCAACTTCAGCTTCTACTTTACGATTCTCTGCACGTATAGGAGTGGCTTCATCGTTAAGAGTGCTAATAGTCTTTTGGTTAGCTTCAATATCCTTGGCTAGTGTTGCACGATCTTTGGCTTGACTCTTACGGATAGCCACTGACTTGTCTGCGCCAGTTTCACTCGTACTACGAGCCATGACTTGGTCAACAGCATCATCCATTTGGCGTAATTGCTTACGATCAGCTTCAATATTATCACGTGCTGTTTTAATCTTCTCATCATAGATAGCAAGTTTAGCACCTACATCGCCCGACACTAAGTTTTGATCATTGTGTGCTTTTGATAGATAGCCAAAACAGCCAATTGAGGTTATCATCATAAGGATACTAACCGATACTAAGCCGTATGCTCTCATTGCTGTTGGGATACGGGCCCAATATTGTTTAATCCAACTTGCCATAACCAGTTTACCAACACCTAAACTAATACCCATAACAGCGATTGGACCAGGTGCAGCAGAGAATATGGCCATTAAGCCCATAATGGAATAATATTCTGCTATAGCAGAAATAGATAATCCAGATATTAAGAGTAAGTAAGATAGTATCATAGTTTAATATTTATAGACTTAACTACGTGATTATACTATGATACTTGTGGTTTGTCAAGCTGTTTGGTTAGACGTAACTTGCTCGAACGTAGCAGTTAGCCTGTGTAGTGTCAAAACAGGTGTATACCAAAGCAACTGCTTGGTTAGCACCGTATAGGGCGCCTGGGCCGTGTCCAGTTAAAGTAGTTGACCCCGTGGCACCAGTTGTGGTATTGTTCACACCAGCTACACCAAGAGCAATGTTACGACCTGTACCACCCATTCTAACCATAACAGCAACTTCGGCACCGGCAGTATAGTTTGATAAAGTGATAGTTGTATCACCTGCTGGTACATACCAAAGTATTCTACTGTCTGAGTTAAAATCAACTGTTAATGTTGTTCCGCCTGTTACTGTTCGCAAACCGCCATCATTGATAATAACTCTTGGTGTGGATAGTGTACCACTTGAACTAACTGCTATATTACCGGCAGTAATGTTTCCAGACAATGTTATATTAGTACCAATAACATTACCATAATGAGTTGTTGCTGTTACATTACCGGCGGTAATATTGCCAGTTACAGTTACATTGCCACCAATTGTTTCGTTGTTAGTGATCGCTACATTACCAACAGCAATGTTACCCAAAACTGTTACACCAGTAGTAGCACTTACTGACATTACCTGTGTAACAACATTTGAACCAATTGGAACTGTTAAGAAATCAAGGTGACCGCCACGATTTGTTTGTGTTTGATTTTCATCTGCAATGTAACGAATTTGTGCTACACCAGTAGTTGGCCAGCCGCCTGTTGGATATCCTGTGCCGGCTAAACGAAATACTTCTTCGCCTGCTAAGACCTGTGTTGGATTAGCAACGGTTCCATTAAACTTGCGACCAACAATAATACTATATTGTCCTACAGCATCAAAATATGATCTACCTGGAGTGGTGCCATTGTCTTGTCCGGTAACATGCAACATTACACCTGGCAGAGCCGGTGGTTGACTTAGCCCTTGAGCATTGCCGGTAATTTCTACTGCACCGGTATTCATGTTGTTTGTTGATACTATAAATGTTGCAGTTCCAGCTTGGATGCTATTACCATTGGTGGTGATATTGCCATTAAATGATGACGGGCCATTATTAGTTGAAACGCCGTTTATAACGGTATTACCATTGAATATACTTGGACCATTATTAATTGCAGTACCCGTAATAACTAAATTACCAACTTGTGTGGTGGTGCCAATTATTAATAAATTACCATTGGTTGTTACATTACCATTGAATGTAGTAGTTCCATTACTAATGGTACTCCCATTACGAATAGTTGTACCATTGAATGTAGCGGTACCATTGTTAATAGTGTTACCCGTAACTAATAAATTACCAACTTCTGTTACATCTCCAGTAAAATAGCTTGTGCCATTGACAATTAAATTACCACTAGTAGTTAAATTACCTTGGTGTATAGTTTGGCCATTGAATAATATATATCCATTGAAGTATGTATTGCCAACTGTAATTAAGTTACCATTGGTTGTTACATTACCATTGAATATACTATCGCCTTGACTAATACGAGTACCAGTGCTGAAAATAGGACCAACAAAGGTTGTATTCCCAGTAAAAACTGAGTTACCAGTAAAAGATGAGTTGCCAGTAAAGGTACTAGACCCAGTTGTAATTCTGTCGCCTATCTGGTAAATTGTTCCAAAAATTCTAACTGGACCAACGAAATCTGTATTTCCAGTAAACAAGGCATTACCTGTTATGCTGGTATTACCATTAAACGCGGCATTACCAGTTACTGTAAGTACACCAGTTAATGTTGTTTGATTATTGGAAGTAATATTATTAACAGTTGTAGTATTGCCTTGAACTGTTACGTTGAATACGTTTAAGTTTGCTTGGCCATCAAGTAAGTTTGGTACCATAACAGTACCGCCCGGTGTATGACCATCACTTACTCGTAGTAGTTTTTCATTTTCATCAAAGAAAGGACGTCCGGCTTCGCCTACATAGGCATTGCCAAATATGTTTGGTCTTCTACTACTGAATATTTTCTGGATGGTCATTTACGACTTACCCTTCGAAAGGTTCGTCTTCGTCTGCGATAGCAATCACAGCGGGTGCAATGCCAGCGTTAGCTTTCATAATTGATAGTTCATCTTCGGGTTCGGCTTCGCAACCGCATGGGCAAGATCCACATACTTCGCAAGGTTCTTCTGATCCTGGGCTAATACCGCCTGGACTAACACCAGTACTAGTAATACCAGCTAAGTGCTTCATTAAATCAAGTTTTTGTTGTAATGGTGGAACCATTGTTTTAACATTAACTTGTGCCGCACCTTCAATACCGGCTGTATCAGTTGGCTGACCAGTAGGTACGTCTGATTGCTCTGGACGATTTGTAATTTGTGTCGAACTTGATTGATTGGCTTCTTGTGCATCTAACACATCAGCTATTTTACGTATAATTTCACTTGCTCTCATTGTCGTCTCTCATTAACCGTTAGTATAACTATTACCAGCGCCGCCACCAGCTACTGCGGTTGCTGTTCCACTTGCGGCTACGTTACCAACTTGGGTAATTGAAATAACAGCAGCAGATAAAGGTAATAAACTTAATGTATTACCAATGCCTTGCATGTTAATGTCTGTTTTTCTGTTTGCTGCAACAATTGGATATGCACTTGTTGTAGTAGCAGTTCCGTTAATGTTTGCATAACAAGCAACGTTCGTAATAACAGTAACTTTTGTACTATTAATCGGAGGTGTAGTAATTACTGTTGCTGTAGTGTATGTAAGTGTATAAGCCATTCTTTAAATTCCTAGATATTAGTATTATTTATCGTTTAGAAGCCTGCGTTTGTTAATCTTGCAACTATCTGATCTAGTGCTTCGCCAATTGTAGATGGTATTGGATTCCAGTTTGCAATATTTCCTGCGGTATACGATACATTACCGGTTAAAGAGATATTACCAGTAACTGATAATCCTACAGAACTAAATTGTCCAACTTGATTACTATCGTTTAATCCGCCAACAATAAACTTAATATATTTGCCAACAGTATCTGTGTTTAATAATAAATTACCGCCATCAACTAATAAGTATCCGTCGTTTGGTCTATATGCGCCGTACCCTGGAAAATTGTAAGTGCTACCCGCAATACCCAAGTCAATAAAGTTTTGTGTATCGTTACCATTATTTGCTGTAGCAACAAAGTCCGAACTTGAAAACGGACTATTGTTCAAGTTTTGCATATTAACTTGAGCATAATTATTAACATTACTAGTAAATTGTGCAAGAACATTTGGTAATAATTGGCCGCCGGTACCTACCTGGATTCTGGTATCGGGTAATGTACCAAAATATGCACTACCGGCAACTCCGAGCCCGCCATTGGGAATTTGAATAGACCCAGTATTAGTATTAGTAACAGTTGAGGTTGCGTTCGCTGTAAGTATATCTTCAAATATTGTTGTATGTAAAAACTGCGTAGTAGTGAACCCAATAATTAATGGATGTCCATCATTTAATCCTGTTATAGTTTGGTCAACGACTGATAAATTTCCAACTTTAGTAATATTATCAACATATGATTTCATATTAACATTAGAAACATAAACATAATTCTGCATATTAACATTTGCAGTATCAACATAAGATTTCATGTCAACATTTGCAGTATCAACATAGGACTTCATATTAACGTTTGCAGTATCAACATAAGAACGCATGCCAGTATTAGCGGTTATGATAGCCAAATTGGCAGCAACCACAGATGCATTGGTTGCAGTTATCTCATTTTGTTGTGTTGATAGTGATGATGTTAATGTAGAAACATCAGATGCTAAACTAGTTAACGACTCGGCTTGCAAAGATGCATTGGAAAATAATTGTGTAATTTCGGATGAGATATTGCCGACGTTTGCATTTAAAATATTTATTTCATTAGTTAATGCAACAACGTCAATGTTTCCAAGTGCAACTATTTGGCTATCAACATAAGCGTTGCCGGCGGCTACTTGACTTGTTACAAAATATACATTGGCTGCACCAATTACATCGTTGACATATAATACAACGTTCCCAGATCTGCCTGCTACGCTAGATACGCCATTGGGGCTACCACTGGCTATATTAGCAAAATTTTGATCGATTTTTATGAACGCATTACGTAATGGATCACCTGTGCCATCGTTAGCTGTGGCCCCTACATTGACATTAGCAAAAGTACTCATTGTTTTTAACCTTGTTATTGAGTATTTATCGCAAAATGAAAAAGCCCACCGAAGTGGGCTTTGGGTGCTACTAAGGCCTAACATCGGCAATATAGTATTTACAAGTTTAGTAGTTTTGCTTGCTCATATAGGCGAAAACTAGCCAAATTCTTGCCTTTACTTTCGCATTGGATATCAAAGTTATCCCAAAAGCTCAATGCCCATTCATTTGCTGGTGTATTCCAGTAAAAGTCTGAGTGTGCTCTTAGTTTTTGCTTTTTAAATCCTGTTTCAAGTAATAAGGCGTGGTCTGGTGCGGCGGATGTACTATGTCCAACAAGTACATCTTCCCTACTGCAAGAATAATGAAGAGTAGGACGATGACCCCGCCAGCTATCAATAACTCTTTTACAACGGTCATCTCCGGGGTGTATGTATTCGCCTTCGCGGATCCAGTGGTGATGAATATCCAGGACAGTAGGAATAATATCAGACAAGCTAAGAGTATGTTCGAGCCCATGGGAGTTTTCCTCGTTTTCTATTGTGATTGTGTTACGAGCCTCAGGTGACAATCTCTTGTAAGCGGCTCTAATACCTTCTGGCCCTTGACGGCCCGAGATGTGTACATTAATCTTAAAATCTTGCCATTTTGCTCCGAAGTCCATGTAACGTGCCATATCTGCATGATATTCAAACTCCTCTATTGAACGTTCAACAATACCTGGATTATCAGATGCCAAAACAGTGAACTGACCAGGATGAAAACTAAGGCGAACATTAAGCAACCTAGCTCGAATACCAACTGTTTGGAAGTGCTGTTCACAATATGCAACCACATCAGGGCGACGCCAGAAATAGCTCCAATTAGGATGAGTATATGCTGGAAGTAGGTCGCTACTGATACGGACCATACGTAAGTGTTCATCTAATGTTCCTACTCTTTCTACTAAGCGTCGTGTAGATTCAATGTTACCTACCATTAGGTCCCATAGTTTTTGTTCAGCTACATCCTTAGTCTGACGGTTAAGCCAAGATACAGTAGTAGAGCCAGTGTTGTACTGTTTAGCATCGTCTTTGGGACCAATACCTTCAGTTTGATCTGGGCGATCAATCCACTTGCAACAGAAGCCGATCTTTTTAGTGTACGGTATATTCATCTAGTTCCCAGTATATACTACCACGTTGTTCTGCGTCAATGATTGCTTGTTCAAATCCCACACTAGGATCAGTATCACGTAATTTGATTGCTTGTTCTAGTACATCTAATATTTCAACACCAACGTCATGATTTTCTGTGTCTAGTAGACTTTCACCAATAGCTACTAGTTCGTCTAATACACAATCAAGTTCGTTTGGTGTAAGATCTTTAAGATTAATACTGTTATCAAGAAACCCTTGAATTAAAGTGTCGGCATCTCTCATAATTTCATAATCCTATCCAACACTTCTTTAGCTTCTTTCATGTCCGTTGCTTCTAGTGCCGCATCTAAATAGTGTTCTTGTAGTACGTGCAGGCTATTAATAAAGTCTGGAATATCTTTCTTGTCTATGGTGTAACTAAATTTAAATGGGTTACTGCCCGGACGTGGTGTATCTTTTGGCCACATATATTATCCTTGTGCAAATACTTCTAGGGTTTGAATATGTTTTACAAACTCTGCCGGCGACATTGTTGCATACGGGGTGTAGTTGTAAAACTCTTCGGGCATCTTTACTAAAAAGCCATCTTTGTAACAGTAATGAAAAATCTTAATGTTGTCATCTTCGATATCTTCGTAAATGCGATATTCGTATCCTAAGTAATTATACAGTTTAACAGTACTGTTCATATTAAGTCCTTTCGCAAGCTTCTTGTAAACGGAGAACATCTCCGCCGTTGATCGGCACAATCCTGGCACCTAGATCATCTTCCTTAAGAATATGATAGTGATCCATTCTGCGTCCTAACATATAAATTGCGACACCGTATGCATTATCAAAAATTGTTTCGCCAAAGTTTGCATCAGTGCGATTGATAACATAGAATTTCATATTAGTTAGCCTCGTATGCAACTTTGAGTTTCTTCATAAATTCTGCACGGATCTTTGCCGCTTGCTTTGGTGTGTATGGAGCATCGTCTGCACCAACTGAAACTGTACCAATAACCAATCGTGCTTTCTTAGCCACTACAGTTTTTGTCTTTGCAACTGCCTTAGGTTTAGCAAAAGGGTTTTCATCTTTTGCATTAGCCGCAAACAACGCTTCAACTTCTGCATCAACTTTCTTAAAAAAGTTAGTGAGCGCAAACTTAGCAGCTTCGTTTTTAGTCATTTCGTTAGGGAGTAACATCATAGTAACATCAGTATCGCCCAATTTTGCCAATTGCAATACACGAGCTTCGTTACCTGCTGTACGGAACTTGAGTTCACCTGCTACACGGCTAAAACCTACGTATGAAATTAATTTAGACATTTGTTACTCCTTATTAGTTACTATACAACTATTATACTATTTTGGGAATTAACGGACAACCGAAATTAGTCGTCTAACTTACGGTGTTTTTGAGTGCGGTTGTAGCGGGTTTTTAGCTCCACTTTTTTGGGTTTAAAGGGAGTGTCGCGAAAAAACAACACGTTATGTATGCGTGTTTTGCGTGGGGATTTTGCAACAATCTTATTCTTCATATAGTAATTATACTATATTGAGAATTTTAGGTCAATTAGTGTAGAGTACTGTTATCTATGTCCATTAACTGCTCAGGATCTGAATATCCAAATAATTCAAGTATTTTCTGAATATTTTCCGGAGTTTTAAATGGGAGATTATCGGGAAAAAATGCCGATTTTAATTCGCCGTCTGGGCCAAATATAAATCCATAATCATCTTCACTTATTTCATCTTCGTAAAAACCATCTTCGATTGCTAATTCTTCTGATAACTTAGTCATTTTAGCTCCAGTCTATTAATGTACTTATGAACTTGTTTTTTTAATTGTAACATAACATTACGATCTTGTCTAAAGTATTTTCGATATGTTCGGTATACTCTAGTCTTAGTCATTGCTCGATTGTACACTATCATTTCACTTGCAACATTAAAAGCGTGTGCAAGTATTTCATCTTCGCATCCTAGATAATCTTGCATACTATCACCATACCTAAGAGTTGTAGCACTGCGATATCCTCGTCCATGTTTGTATCCACGCCGACGGCAATAATATTGATGTAAGTATTCGTGAGTAACAACGTCAGCTAAATGAAAACTAATTGTTTCCCAATTGTAGTTTTTAAAAGTTACTTGCTGGCAATTAGTACCGAATGTCAATGCGATATAAATGCAAGGTTCATTTTGACTATCTTCGTAAGGACGATATTCGCCACCGATCCAAAAGTCTTTTTTAGTTAATTGGGAACTCCGTATGCAAGTAAATCGTAATTGGCTATCACGAAACTGCATACGGATTAATCGTGTAAATTGCTCTGGTGTAAAAGTCCTGCCACTATGTCTAGTAGCTAAAGATTTAATGCGCTCCAGAGCTTCAAAGAACACTAGATGTCTGCGTAGAAATAATGCCCACCTACTCGACTAACATAATGTTTCTGTTTAGCCCAAATTGGGTGAACTGCTGTAGCGTGGAAATATAATGCTCCGCTATACTTGCTTTGCCACTTAACATAATCCCCTTGTAACAATGCTTCTGCTACATGGCGGCTTTCTTCCCAGCGATCATCTGTATCTTTGGGTTTGTGTACAAACATACAGCGCCACGAAAACTGGCATACTTCTACACTTTGAACTACACGAGTAGTTTGTTGTACAGGCTCTGGCTTACCAAAGTATCCTGCTTGTACCATCTTTGTTGTAGTTACTTCTCGACTACGTACTGTTTGTGTACGTTGATCTACTACTGAGCAAACTGTCTTACCAAATCGTCCATCACGGACGCGGTTAATGGTAACCATGGCTACTGCCACTTTGCCTTCTTCTGGTTCACTACCAGCTTCATAATAGATATTTTTTGCAAGGCAATCAACATCCTTGCTTGATATATTAATGTCTATAATGGGATTCATAATAGCATTAACTAAATTGTCCAAACGGTCTTGTGCTTGGTTTGATACTGTGTTGAAAAAACTTTGTTTCTGTACTTCTACTTCTTCTGCATGACCGGGTGCCATTACGGTCAGGGCTAATATTGCAACGATTGTGGAAACTATCGTTCTCATAAAGTCCTCCTTAATTTAAACTGCTAGATATTTAACAACATATCTGCATAGTTATAATACTATATAAGTCAGACAAAGTCAAGGTAAGTAGTGTTTCTTGGACAAATTGCCCGTTAAAACCCTACTTATTTTGGGATAAGTACGTAGATATTGGTATGTTTTGAGCAGATGCTTGGAGAATTGCGTTATTTGGATTTGGGTCGTTACTAGTAGTAATTCCAGATTTTGTTAATAAAGTAAGATTTAAGTATTCAGAAATTGCAGAACGAATGGCATCACCATTAGCATCATCGGTAATAATATTAGCAAAGAATTGATAAGTTTGATATTGAACTTTATCTGTTCCTAGTGATGCTACCTGTTTTGCTAATGTTCTTAACATCGATGTACTCCCCGAATTAAACACGATCCCTATAGAATTAAGATTATTAACCTCAATAGTTAATCTATTCAACATTGTTAAGTAGGCTGTTTGGCTACTAGTAAATACAGGAGTAACTGGAATAGAATTTAATGCAGTATTTAATAATGCTACATTTGAATCAACTGTTGTGATATCTGGTGGATATATATTAGCAACTAATATTGCATCGTATTGTTGAACTGCTTGGTTTAAATTATTTACTGCGGTAGTAACTTGACTTGTTAATACAGTATTATAATTTGTATTTAATATAGTAAAATCTGAAGTGTATGGCATACCTGCCACAGAACCTAAGTAATCCATTACAATTGGATTATTAAATGCGCCAGAACCTGTGCCGGTAATTGCATTTAATGTGCTAATAGTTGTTGCAGATACTACCGGGCTCGAACTAGTAGTAGCAGACGTGTATGCCTGCGATGGCACATCTATGTTTCCAAACAAGCGAGACATATCTGTCCACGTTTTAAAATATCCCTTGCCTACTTTAGCTTGTAACAAGGTACCAAAACTAGAAAATGTATTTGCACCCATTGCATTCAATTGAGTGTATGAAGTTGTATCAATTACTTTGTTAAAATTTAAATAATCAGCGAGTGTAGTAATTGAAACATTTGATGCTGTAATTTGAGTTGCATTGGCTATGGCATTGAGATTGGCACCAGTGATACTAGCATAGATATTTAATACAACACTTTCACTAGTTCCAGTAACACTGGTAGTATTAGTTACATTAATAACTGTTGGAAGTTCGATAGCCCCAATCGATGTGCTAGTCGAAAATGATGATGCCTCTTGTGTTGTAGTTGTTGTACCTTGGGGAATTTGTGAAAGATTTGTAATGTCTAGTCCTGCGGCTGCTAGTTGGTCAGACAACCCACCGTAGGAACCAAGACCTTGATTTAATAAATTCTGACCAAATATATATGGATCACCCAGCGAATTCATATTTGCAATATCATACATTGTGCCCCATTGACTAACAACATTTCCCAATAATGCACCACTTGAGTCAATACCATTAGTAGATAGCTCCAATGGTTTAGTGTATCCTAAGCCAGCCTGTCCATAAGTTTTCCCTTGTAACATATATACACTGGCTACAGTTTCAAAATTTGAAACCATACTAGAATAAACATTTAAAAACACATTAGCAAATCCAGCCATACCATTAGCAAAAGGCAATGTAAATTGATTGTATAAGGTTGTACTAAAGCTCTTAGAGTTTACTGCACCGCTACATATTGGGGTAATATTACTAGGGTATGCATCAATGAGCCACTGTCCTTTAGTAACTCCCGAGCCAATGCTAGACAATGAATTTAATAGTATTACATTGGCATTAGATGCTGTTGCTGTAGAATAAGTGTTGGCCATAGTAGCCAATAACGGGTGGGCTTGGTATGTAGAAACTTGAGATAATAGATTAGCTGAGGTCGACAGACCGCCGCCATTATTAATTATGCTTTGAGCATTTAACGATAGTGCAGTAGTCATTGATTAAGGTCCCACATATACATTAGGAATTCCTTGGGTAACAAAATGTTGACCACAAGTACACGCGGCACCCAGCATTGCAACTGGTCTACCTTCTACCATTATATTGGGAATACCCTGTGAGATAGTGGCTGCTGCACACACTGGATTATATCCAGGTGCTTTTGGATCATATGGATTACCATGTATCGTAGTCAATGATCCAACTGTAGCTACCGGCAAACCCGACGGACCGGCCCGTACTGTTGCAGCACCGACCGCAATAGTCCCCGGGGGTGGTGGAAATCCAGCAATAGATGATGGTATCCCAACGACTGCAATAGGTACTGACATTTTTAAGTAATTATTCCGCCTTTAGTGGCTGGTTGAATTCCAGTTGTTGTACGGATATAGTGATTTTCAATATCTGTAATTACGGGACCGTGCATAATAATATGCTCATATTTCAACGTTACATTAGTATTTATATCCGCAGAAATCAGGCTTTGCATCAATCCCAATCCCTGATTACTAGGAATAACTGTGCAAGGACGGTTTACCACATATCCATCTGGGTTTGTTTTTACAATTTTAGCAACAATCTCGTCACCAGTTACCATTTTGAAACACACGATATCTCCTTCGGAGTATCCTTTGTTGATTAACATAATTATCCTTGTAATTGTTTTCTAAGTTCTGTAAAACCACCAATATATACGTCATCTAAAAAAATCTGCGGTAATGTACGTGCGGTTGGTACTGCTTCTAATAATTGCTCTTTAGTCCATTCGTGCATTACATTACGTTCTTCGTAGTCAATGCCTCGTGATTCTAATAATGCTTTTGCCTGAACACAAAAAGGACAGGCATCCTTTGACCATACTATGGCTTTCATTTCATTTCCTTCTTATAAACTCGGTAATGCGTCATAGTCAATTGCGTCACTCATAACACCAATAACGTAGGACGTACTTTCTGATTCTTGTAATGCTGTTTGTTTCTTACTCGTATCTGTATGCTTGTTAAACCAAGGAATAGGCGTTGTCTTAGGCGCAGGTGCTTGGTACTTAATACCGATGTCTTTTAGTGCACCAACTGCGGTATAATCAACGAAATCCTTAAGGATATTGGCATTTAAACCAATCACAGGACCTTTATTAAACAAGTAGTCAGCCCAGGCTTTCTCCTCACGGATAACATCCATATATAACTGATACACTTCTGCTTCACACTCGCCTTTAATAGAGGCAAAGCGACTGTCATCTTTAATTACTTGATTGATTAAGTAAGCTGTCCATCCTTTATGCAGTAACTCATCTTGTAGGATTAATGAAATAATATTACCGTTACCCATAAAGATACGATTCTCAACCATTGCTAAACTTGTAGCAAACGATACCATAAAGCGGAATGCTTCTAAAGCATAGCTGGCATGTAATGCCATCCAGATTGCTTTGATATGATGTGTTTNGGAGACATTGGTATCCCCTAGTTCTTTAGCACAGTTAATTTTATGTAGTTGATCATAGTAGTTGCCTACACTACTCGCCATGTCTACAATTTCTTTAGTGTCGTGGATGGTGTTGAACACATCCTTAGGTACATTATAGATATTACGAATAATATGACTGTAACTTTTACTATGAATGTTTGTTTCAAACATCGACCATATTAGCACCAATGATTCTAATTCCGGAAGACTTACACACGGACTAAACACTTGCACAGGACCACGTCCTTGTAAACTGTCTAATGCCGTTTGACGTAGTAAGTTACTTGTGAAGATATGTTTGACTGCATCACTTGCGTCTTTGAAGTCATTTGAATCTTTAGTTAAACTAATCTCTTCCGGCACCCAAAAGAATCCTCTTTGTTGCTGTTCAAAATTAGCAATTTTAGGATACTTAAATTCTTCAAATCTCTGAACGGTGACCGGACCGGCTGGATCTAAAAACATTGTTCGTTTTAAATAGTTGGTTGGTTTTGAAAGATCGTACTGTGCTTTACTCATGGTTGTTTTCTCTTTGTTTACGTTTATTTTCTTCTCTAATTTTTGCAGCAACTCTCATTTTTGCTTTTGCTTCCTCGGACATCTTTTTGCCTGTTCGAGAAGCAGACATTTTAGCCTTTATCTCTGCTGACATTGTTTTTCCTGCCCACGGGCCGATTCTTCCGGCGGAACTTTCCGAGAGTTTCTTTCTTGTTTCATCTGATATAGGGGGTCTATTTTTAACCGCCTCAGACATTTTCTTTTTAGTTTCTTCAGAAAATGTTCTGCCCTTTTGGGCCGCAGACATTCTTGCCTTTGTTTCTTCTGTGCGTTTTTGCCCAGTACGTTTTAATGCCGCTTTCTTTTGTATTTCTGGATTACGTCTATTAGGATTGTTATCACCGGACATAGATTCAGAATATTGTCTACGCAACCATCCATAGGCTTTATTGTTACGTTTACCGTTGTTAATCATTGACCCTGACGTCATATTTAATGCGGCATATAATAGCTTTGCATTGCCTTTATGTATCTTACATAATAGTAAGTGGGCCAAATAATGTTCTTCAGGATATAAACTTACAATATTGTTTTTAACATCAGTGCCACCCAAACAACGAGGAACAATATGATGTTTTTCAACATATCCCTCGTTTATGCGTGTTATTGCACGGTCTATTAGATTATTATAAATTAGTTGATAGTTCATTATAATTTACAGGCGATACAATCTTCTTCATTATCAAAATCAATCTCTTCTAACATAACAGGAGCTTCTTCGGCTTCTGCTTTTGCTCCTTGTTTATCAATTAGTGAGTAGTAAAATGTCTTAAGCCCCCACATTTGTGCTTGCATTAAATTCTTAGCAATCAGTGTCGCAGGTACTTTGCGGTTCGGAAAATGCTTCGGCGAATAGAATGTATTAGTACTTATGCTCTGATCAACATAGGCCGCAATAACTGCCGCTGTCTTTAAGTATGCCGCACAGTCTTTTTGTTCCCACATCAATTGATATTTGTTTTTAAGTTTAGCATATTCAGGAACAACTTGTGTAAGTGAACCTGCTTTTGATTCTTTGGTACTAATTAAACTCATTGGCATTTCAATACCGTTGGTAGAATTAATTACAACACTACTGGACTCAACTGGGGCAACTGCCATCTGGGTGGCATTACGCACACCATATTGTTTCATGTTGGTTCTTAGTGTTTCCCAATCTAACTCAGGAGTAAAGTCTGTTAATTGATTTACACCCTCGGCACGTAACTCCCACGGGAAGACGCCTTGGCCATAACGTGTTCGAGCAGAATCTACACAAGCGCCACGTTCCTTGGCTAACTCGACACTAGCTTCAGTTAGGTAGTAGGCTTGGTGTTCCATCCATGATTTAACATCATGTAGAGCATCTTTCTCTCCATACTTATAACTGCGTTTAGCATGCCAATAAGCCAAGTTAGTAATACCAATACCCAACGGACGAATTTCGTCGTTGCTTAGTTTACTTTGAATTGACAAGAAGTCTTGATAATCCAAAATATTGTTAAGACTGCGATGTAAGATGCGACACGCACGGCGCATATCTTCTGGGTTACGGAAAGCACCCCAGTTAATACTGCCTAGTGTACACAATGCAATGCGGCCTTCTTCGTCATCTAAGCGTTTAAAGGATTTAGTTGGTAATAAAATTTCACAGCACAAGTTCGATTGATAGATAGTATGATACTCTGGATCAAACGGTCCTTGCTTTTGTACATTATCAATGAACACAAGATAGATACGTCCTGTGTCTGTACGTTCTTTTAGTATGCCGCCTTTGAATACTTCTTCTGCCGACATTGTTTTCTTACGCAGGTCTGTACGCTTTTCGTACTTGACATATAAGTCTTCAAACAGTTCAATATTACTATAGAACGCTTGATACAAATCAGGAACTTCATTTGGATCAAAGAAGGTAATGTTTTCTTTGTTCTTGAAACGACGCCAGAACAATGCACTTAGTACAACACCATAGTCCATAAAGCGTACACGTGTTTCGTCTGTACCTTGATTGTTCTTCAATACAATTAGGTCATCAAACTGATGATGCCAAATAGGGTAAAATACTGTAGCACTAGCATTACGAATGCCACCTTGTGAACATGAACGTAAATCACCAAACCATTTCTTTAAGAATGGAATCATGCCAGTGTGCATAATTTCGCCGCCACGGATAGGCGATCCCAAAGGACGTAACCGACCAATTTCTAAACCAATGCCTGCACGTTTACTGGCATACTTGGCCATCATCTCACCTGAGGCAAATATAGAATCCAAATCATCGTCGCTGCGGATAAGCACACAACTTGAAAATTGCTTAGTAGGGGTTCCCAGTCCAGCAAGCACAGGAGTAGCAAGAGTAAATAAGCCATCGCTTGCTGCATTGTAGTACTCTTTAATGTAACGCAAGCGGGCA